GGGCAAGAAAGAAAATCTTTAAAAGGTAGTTCTGGTGGTTCTGGTAGTTCTGGTGGTTCTGGTGGTTCTGGAAGGGCAGGTTCACCGGTACCAGTTAGCTCATTACCGGCTTCTAACAACACAGAAGTAATAAAGAATAAATTACAAGCACAAGATTTTAGTTTAGTACCTTATCTGACTACCGCAGCACAAGCGAATGATTTTGATGGTACTGCGGGTAGATTCCTAAACACATTTTACGCTAAAAAAGAAGGAGGAGGTAGTGGGAGTGCTTGGGGGAAAGGAACAAGAAGAGAAAATGGTCCAGACGGTATAACATTACACTGGAGTGCTGGTGATACCTACGAAGGGGCTTTTTCGACACTTATAAGTAGGGGAAAAAAAGGTCAATACGCATTAAGTTATCATATTGAAATTGGACAAGACGGTGTAGCATACCAATTTAGTAGTCTAGACCGTACTGCAGCACATGCTGGATGTCCTTCTAGTAAAACAAATGGTTGTAACGACCAAAACCCTAGTACAGTAGGAATCTCTTACGCTGGCGGTGTTGAAGGTGGTTGGGGGAAGGAATATAAGGGGAAATGTATAAGAGTAGGGTACCAAAGAACATGGGAAGAATGGCAAACAGAAGAATTAACAGTACCTTTTTGTAAGTTTGGACAAAAAAGAGGTGCGTTTGGTTACTTTGTATGTTGCTCAGAGGGAGATACGAAATGTAGTTATGGTTGTTTTAAGGGTTCAAGTGAAAGTGAGTATATGTCAAGTGCAAAAGGTAAATCTTTTAAATCTAAAAAACAATGGGAATCATTAGTAAACTCTATCTTATTCGCAAAAGTTAAGTGGCCTAACATTAGATATGTAACATCTCACCATTGGTCTGATGGTGGTAAAATTGATGTAGGACCTAATTTTCCGTGGGATAAATTATTTCAAGCATTAAAAGACGGTGGGTGGAATAAAGAAAATGCTGGAGCTGACCCTGTATTTATTTCAGAATGGCCTAACGAGTTAGCTTCATTCGAAAAACTTAAAAATAATAAAGGAACTGGTAAATTTACCCCTAAAAAAGGTGAAATAATTAGACCATTACGAATTGAAAACACTGACTATATAATGACTACCGCCGAATTCCAAGAATTTACAGGAAACAACGGAGGTGCAAACCCTTCAAATATAGAAGGTGACCAAAAAGCGTTATCTTGTAAAATACTAAATGGGTCTTGGAAAGTAGGTGGGTCTTTGTTTGGTAAAGGTCTTATGGCTGATTTAGATTTAACTAGAGAACAAGCTTCTGGTATAATTGGTAATTTAATAGGTGAATCAGGGTTAATTGCTGACCGAATAGAGAATTCGTCAGATGATAACCCAGGTAGGGGTCTAATAACACAAGCTGTTAAAACAAAAAGTAATGGTGAAAAGTCGAATAGAGGTTACGGTTGGGCTCAATGGACAGGTACAGCATTAAAAGAGGCATTTATAAAAAGTTCCAAAGATGTTGGTGTTGATTTAAATAAAACCCCAGCGAACGATGATGTTAGTTACAAATTTTTATTAGAATTCCTTAAAAGTTCGGGTTCTGGTGGGTACGCAGGTGCTGGAAAACCAATGGTAGATGGAAAACAAATTGATTGTGGTAAGTACCCAAAAATTAAAGAAACCAAAACAGTTGCGGAAGCTTCAGATTTCTTCCTTAAATGTTATGAAAAACCAGGAAGTCAAAACCCAAACGCAAAAGGTTATTCGGTAGAAAAGCAAATGGCGTCCATAAACAAAAGAAGAGGTTTATCAGCTGGGGTTTTTAGTAGTTGTGGAACATAATTAATTTACAAATTAAAATTAATTCTTTATTATTAAACAATGTCACTAATAAAGATAATCTCAGAGCAAAACATTAATAACTACTTAGACGAAAACTTTTCAACTGAGAAGGGCTTAATAACGGTTTATGTTGGTTGGGGACTTGCAAAAGAAAATGGGGCTTCAATTCTAAATCATCATATAAAAGAAAATATTTATTGGACATTTTTACCTACCGAAAAAAGAAAAATGTTTGAACAAAGTTTAATTGATTTTAAAAAAATAGCTTTCGATAAAATAAAAAGTAAGGTTAAATATTTTAATATTGACCCTTTAGGGTATAAAAACGAAGCTGAATTAACTAATTTTATAAGGGAAAAATTTCAACAATTTACAGTATATTTATATAAAAAAAGAATTTATTTTTATAAGGGTAACCAAAAGCAACCATTCGCTCAAGTTTATCATTTAGATTTAGATTTACTAGATTTTATGTCTTGGGATGTAATTGATGATATTAAAGATATTAAAAAAGTAGAGGAGGAGGATATTAAGTATTTAGACGTAAAGTATTTACCTTATTTAATAGATGCATAAAAAAACAATTTTAGTAGCGACATTTGTACAACCAGAAAAACTTGAGAAACTATTCAACACCCTATATAACGAATACTCAGTAAAAAGAGAAAACGTTTTTATTTTTGAAACTGAAAGTAATGGGTTATTATTAACTTATAGGATAAACTTAAATTTAGGCCAAAAAATAGACTTAAGAAAGAACCTAAGTAAAACCACACAAGTACATAAAAAAAAGAAAACATTCTTTACCATTAATGCTTTGAATAAATTAATAGAGGAAGAACTTAGTTCAATACAAGGAAACATAGACCATAAACAACATGATGTGGATTGGAATAAGTATGAAGATAAAATAATTCTTTTAAAGAATGGTAAATTAGATATTTTAAATTTAAAAAGAAAGAATATAGAATAAGGGCATATTTATAAAAAAAACATTATGAACAATATTGATAAAAAAGAAAAGGAACTTAATAGTAAATTAAACCAGTTTTTAAATAATAATGGGGATTGTCAAGATGAAGAATGTGATATAAAAGACCCACAAGAGTTGGTTCAGAGAGAAAATAAAAAAATAATCACTAATGACGGTAGACAGTTGTTAAGTGAATATACTTCTTAATTAATTAAAAAATGGCTAATAATAGAATAAACGAAGAATTAGAAAAATTTAACAGACTAACTGGTTATAACCCAGAAAAAGGATTAATTAAAGAAGTTAAAGTTAGAAAAAGTTATTTAGCTGAAGCTGAACCAGAAGATGAAGAAGCTCCAGAAGAAGTTGCTGATGAAGGTGGTGATTTTGATTTCGGTGATGAGGGCTCTCCTGAAGAAGTTGATGTGGAAGTGGCTGATGAAGAAACACCAGAAGTTGAAGAAGATGAGTTTGGTACTGCGGGTGGTTTTACAGCATCAGATGATTTGGAGTCAGAAGATGATGAGGTCGAAGAAATAGATGTTACCTCTATTGTTACTAAATCTGAAGAAGCTAAAGACTTAGCACAACAAGCTGTTAATGTCGGACAAGAAAATACCGAATTTTTAAAATCATTAACAGATAAATTAAGTAACCTTGAATCTAGTCTAACAAAAATGGACACTATAGCTTCTAAAATAAATAAATTAGAACAAAATATTAAGACTCCTGAAGAAAAATTAGAATTACGTTCATTGGATAGTTATCCTTTTAATGTTAATCTATCCGATTATTGGGAAGAAAAAGCCTCTACAGATAAAAATTATAGAATATCCGGTGGTAAAACGAGTTCTGATGGGGAGACAAAAGAATACGTTATAACACCAGACATGATTGATGACTATAACGAATCAGACATCCAAAACTCATTTAACCCAACAAACGATTAATACATTTAAAAAAAAACAAAGGGTCATTATTTAATAATTTTGACCCTTTTTCTGTTTACAAAACCAAAGATTGTGTCTATAATTGGTAAAGATAATAAAATTATAAATTAAAAAAAAACAAATTATGAGTGTACTCGATGCAATTGCGAAACAGTATGAAAAAAACAAATCTGGTGGGAGTTCAGGTGGTTCTTACGAACAAGATTTCAGTAAATACTTTGCTGTAAGGTTAGAAGACAAAGTTGATAACGGTGAATCTACAATTAGATTGATGCCGACAAAAAAAGGTGTTCATCCTCTTGTTAAAAAAGAAGAAACTCCTTTTGATGAAGGCCATTGGCATTCACTTAAAGTGGGTGGTAAATGGAGAAAAATTTATTGTAGAAAACACAATGATGGTGAACATTGTCCTTTGTGTGAAGTTTCTGATGAACTTTGGAAGTCATGGAAAGAAACTGGTAATAAATCAGATAAAGAATTGGCTTCACAATATTCAGCTAAGAAATTTTATTTAGCTAGAATTATCGACAGAAGTAAAGAAGAAGATGGTATTAAATTTTGGAGATTTACACACAACTACAAAGGTGAAGGTATTTTAGATAAAATAATCCCACTATTCACAAAAAAAGGTGACATAACCGACCCTAGAACAGGTAGAGATATAAACCTTATCATTGGTAGAGATAATAAAGGTTACGCTAAAGTGACTTCTATAATGTCAGAAGACGTTGATGTTTTAACAGACCCTAAAGGTACAAAAGCGAAAGAGTGGATGAATGATGAGACTTCTTGGAAAGAAATCTACAAAGCACAACCACTAGACTATGTACAACTGATTGCTGATGGTGAAACCCCAGCTTGGGATAAAAATCTTAGTAAGTTTGTCGCTAAAGGTGATGACAGTGAAGGTGAGACTTCTTTCAGAAAAGAAGAACCAAAAGTTAGCACACCAGTTAGCACACCAGTTAGCACACCAGTTAGTAACACAGTATCTACTACAGATGATGATGACGAACAACCGTTTTAAAAAAATATAAATGAGTAAGAAAACAGCAATTAAAAAGAAAAGTTTCTCTTTAAATTCATTGAAGAAAACTCATAGTAGTAAGACAAAGTACAAGCCAACATCGTTCTTCGATGTTGGTGAGGCTTTTCACAAGGCAAGTGGGTTACCAGGACCAGTGATGCATAACATTAATATGTTTCTAGGACACTCTAATTCATCAAAGACCACAGCTTTAATTAAATCAGCTGTGTCGGCACAAAAACAAGGGTACTTACCTGTGTTTTTAATTACCGAAAGAAAATGGTCTTGGGAATATTGTGATAAACTAGGTCTACACTCTGAGACGATAAAAGATGAAGAGGGTGAGGAAGTTATAGATGGGTTATTCTTATTTAACGATGATTTCCAAACTATTGAACAAGTAACGGATTTCGCTAACCAATTGTTAGATATTCAAGAGAAAGATGGGATGCCTGACGGACCCGATGGTAAACCTTTAAAAGGATACCTATTCTTATGGGATTCTGTAGGTTCAATACCTTGTCAGATGACCTTTGATGGTAAAGGTGGGTCAATGCACAACGCGAGAGTGTTATCTGATAAAATTGGGATGGGATTAACATCTAGAATTACAAATTCAAAGAGAGAAGACTACCCTTACGACAACACATTAGTAATAGTAAACCAACCGTGGGTAGAATTACCCGACAATCCTTTCGGACAACCGAAGATTAAAGCTAAAGGTGGTGAAGCCATTTGGTTAAACTCAGCATTAGTATTCTTATTCGGTAATCAAAAGAACGCTGGAATATCACAACTAGACGCAACCAAAGACGGTAGAAAAGTAGCCTTCGCGACAAAGACAAAAATATCCATTCTTAAGAATCACGTTAATGGTTTGGGTTATAAAGATGGGAAGATTATAGCGACACCTCATGGATATATTGAGGACACGAAAGAATCAATCACTAAATACAAAGAAGAGTATGCTGAGTATTGGAAAGATGTGATGGGTGGTGATGTTTTTGAACTTAATGAAACAAAAGAATCTTTAGGTTCATAGAATAAAAACATGAAATTAAATTATACCAGATTACAAGAGTTAAATAGGGAGGCATTAGTTGACAACGAAAGAGGCCAACTAAGCTCCTATTATTTAATACAGATGGGTGTAGAAAAATTCTTAGAAAATGATACACTCACCAATCAACACACTAAATTACTTATTGAAGTTGGCGTATTAGAGATTACCGAAGAAGACCAAAAACCTATTGTTTCACCACATAATTTTGGTGGATAGTGGGACTCAAAAAATCAAGTAGAAAACCTAAGAGAACTAAAACTCTTATCATTGATGGGAACGTTTTAATGAAACGTTCCTACAGTGGTGCTAAACACGTTTTCCATAAAGGCAAACATATAGGTGGTATATCTGCCTTTTATAGTACACTACGAAAAGTCGTTGTAGAACACAAGATAGATAAGGTAGTCATTACTTGGGATGGAGAAAGAGGGGGAACCCTTAGATTAGATTATTACCCTGAATATAAAGGAAATAGGCCTAGATTTTTTGATAAGGAATACGAACTCCAAAAACTAAGGGTTAAGGAATACGCTGAAGACTTATCCATTAGACAGTACGAACACCCAGACGTTGAGTCAGACGATTTAATGGCGTTCTATTGTTTAAATAAAAAAAGTAATGAAGATGTTATGGTTTATACTAATGACCGTGATTTATGTCAGATGATAAATGAAGATGTTACAATATTTTTAGCGGATAAAAAAGTGGAAGTAGGGATAGGTAATTACCAATGGTTCTTTGAACACCATTACACAAACGCTGGGTTAATAAAAATAATTGAGGGTTGTAGTAGTGATTACATAAAGGGGGTTGATGGTGTAACTGAAAATACACTATTAAAATATTTCCCACAGTTAAAAGAACGTAAAGTAACATTAGATGAAATAATCGAGTGTAGTAAAAAACTATTAGAAGAAAGAAAAACACCACTTAAAGTTTTACAAAATATAATAGATGGTAAAACGAGGGGAACACATAAAGGTCCACTTTATGAGATAAACAAAAAAATAATAGATTTAAATAACCCTTTATTAACAAAAGAAGCTACAGATAATGTAAAAAGTTTAATAGACTTACCTATAGACCCCAACGGTAGAGAAACTAAGAATGTTTTAAAAATGATGATTGAGGATGGTGTTATGTACGCTTTACCAGGTGGTGAAAACGGTTATTTAAGTTTTATGGAACCATTCATAAAATTAGCAAGAAAAGAAAAATTAAAATTTAAAAAGAATTAAAATGAAAAAATGTGAATTTGTATTATATATCAACGGCAATATTATCTGTCAAAGGTATTTTAATGTTAAGAACTACAACAAAGCCGTAACTAGGTCTATTGATTTATACGACTGTGTAGATAGTGTTGTAGATTTAATTAGAGAAGACTTAAAAAATAAGTCTAAAGATTATTTATGGAAATCTTACAATCCATATAGAAAACAAGTACAAGAAGATATTCTAGTTGAGGATATTTTTGAAAATGAAGATGTTTTTGATTTTGAAATCAAAGTAGATGACAAGGCTATAATTGGTAAAAGATTTACAGGAAATGACTACCAACAGAGAGTAAGATATTCTGTAGATGTTAGAAAAATTATCCCAGCAATTATTGCAGAAATAACTGAAACTTTATCTCAAGAAGAATTAAGTGTGGAATATTGTGGAATCAATTTGTAAGTGTTATTTATTAATAAACAATCTTAAAAAATATGGGTAAAGAAAAAGTTACATTAGGTTATTTAGGTTATAAATTTCAGACAGAACTCATAAATCAAATACTACATCCAGCTAACAAAAAGTTTTCAGATAGGATAATAGATATTTTACACGCTAACTACTTTGATAATGAATATTTTAGGTTAATTATAGCGACAGTAAAAGATTATTTTGAAAGATTTGAAAGAACCCCAACATGGGATACTTTAGAGACTATTTTAAAAGTAGAGATAAAAGAAAAGATTACACAAGATTACGTTTTTGAAATAACTAAACAAATCAGAGGTTTAGAAGTTTTAGATTGGGAGTTCATTCAAGAAAAATCTTTAAATTTTTGTAGACAACAAGAACTTAAAAAGGCTAACGATAAGATAGCGACAATAATCAGTGATGGTGATTTTGACAAATATGAAGAGTGTGCTGAAATAATGAAAGAAGCTTTATCTGTGGGAGCAGAAAAAGATGATGGCACATCAATATCTGAAGGTTGGGACACTGTATTAGAAGAAGACTTTAGACATCCAATTCCTACGGGAATAAGTGGTATAGATGATTTAACCGATGGAGGTCTATCAAGAGGTGAGTTAGGGGTTGTATTAGCACCTTATGGTGTTGGTAAGACAACAATACTTACCAAAATGGCGAACACAGCCTACAATGTAGGTTATAATGTTTTACAAATTGTTTTTGAAGACATCCCAGATGTCATTAAAAGAAAACACGCTTCTTGTTGGAGTGGTGTTGAATTAAACTCTTTGTCTGATGATAAAGAAAATGTAGTCGAAATTATAAAACAAAAAACTAATGGTAAGGAGAACGACTTAATCATTAAAAAGTTTACCTCTGAAGGGATTACTGTTAACCACATCAAATCCTATATCAGACATTTAATTTCTACTGGTTTTAAACCTGATATGATTGTTCTAGATTATATTGATTGTGTAGAGTCCGCAAGAAGATATAACGATGAGTGGTCAGGTGAAGGTAATGTGATGAGAGGGTTTGAATCTATGTTATCTGAGTACAATATGGTCGGATGGACCGCAGTACAAGGTAATAGAAGTTCAATCTCATCTGATGTGGTTACAGGTGACCAAATGGGTGGTTCTATTAAGAAAGCACAAATAGGTCACTTTATTATGTCTGTCGCTAGAACTCTTTCACAAAAAGAGAACAATAGAGCGACAATAGCAGTTTTAAAGTCTCGATTCGGAAAAGATGGTGTTATTTTCGAAGATTGCACTTTTGATAATGGTAGGGTTTACATAGATACCGAAACATCTGATACTTTTTTAGGTTATGAAAAGAAAGCGGAAGTAAGAAAAGAAGAAAACTCTAGAGAAAGATTAAAAATGGCAAATTTAAGAAGACAACAAAGAAATACCGAACAAAAAGAAGTCAATCAATAAACAATAACAATTAAAAAAAATTATAAAATGGAATTATCAAATAACATTCTATCAGACATTACTGTCTACATGAAGTACGCTAAGTACTTACCAAATAAGGAAAGAAGAGAAACTTGGGAAGAGTTGGTAACACGTAATATGGAGATGCATATTAAACAATACCCAAAGTTAAAAGAAGAAATTAAAGAAAATTATAAAATGGTGTATGATAAAAAAATACTACCATCAATGAGGTCGATGCAATTCGGTGGTAAACCAATTGAAATATCACCAAATAGAATCTACAACTGTGCTTATTTACCTATTGACGACTATAGAGCGTTTAGTGAAACAATGTTTTTACTTTTAGGTGGAACAGGTGTAGGTTACTCGGTACAAAAACATCATGTTGAAAAGTTACCCGAAATTAGAAAACCAAATCCAGAAAGAACAAGAAGGTTTGTAATAGCTGACTCTATTGAAGGTTGGGCAGACGCTATTAAAATTCTAATGAAATCATATTTTGGGTCCAATTCATCAACACCTACTTTTGATTTTTCTGATATTAGAAAAAAGGGGGCAATGTTAGTTACTTCAGGAGGAAAAGCTCCAGGACCTCAACCATTAAAAGAATGTATTTTAAAGATTACTGGAATTTTAGATGGTAAAAGAGATGGTAGTAAACTAACAACCGTTGAGACACACGATATTGTTTGTCACATTGCTGACGCTGTTTTAGCTGGTGGTATTCGTAGAGCAGCTTTAATTAGTTTGTTCTCCGCTGATGATAATGAAATGATTTCATGTAAATCTGGCCCTTGGTGGGAATTAAACCCTCAAAGAGGTAGAGCTAATAATTCAGCTGTTCTTTTAAGAAATAGAATTACAAAAGAATTCTTTAATGAGTTATGGAAAAGAGTTGAGTTGAGTGGAGCGGGTGAACCAGGTATTTATTTTTCTTACGATAAAGACTGGGGGACTAACCCATGTTGTGAAATAGCACTTAGACCATTCCAATTTTGTAATCTATGTGAAGTTAATGTTTCTAATATAGAATCACAAGAAGATTTGGACGCTAGAGTTAAAGCAGCTTCTTTTGTGGGTACTCTACAAGCTGGTTACACTGATTTTCACTATTTAAGAGATGTTTGGAAAAGAACAACCGAGAAAGATGCTTTAATTGGAGTATCAATGACTGGTATTGGTAGTGGTGTTGTATTAGGTTATGATATGACAAAGGCGGCTAATGTGGTTAAAGAAGAAAATACTAGGGTAGCCGGACTAATTGGTATAAACGAATCCGCTAGAACCACAACGGTTAAACCCGCAGGAACAACTTCATTAACTTTAGGTACATCATCAGGGATACACGCTTGGCACAACGATTACTATGTTAGAAGAATTAGGGTAGGTAAGAATGAATCTATCTATAGTTACTTAGCAATTAACC